AGATTAGTTTGCTCTAATACTTCTGGTCGTTCAGACGGGCTGAATATTAATTTTGGAGATGCGACAGCTACTGCTTCTAAATAAGATGGCCGTGCTACTGCAACGCTGATATCGCTTACAACAGCGGCAGCGCCAATAGATAATACAGTTACACTAAGCCCTATCTTCATGTCAGATTATCTCTAACCCTGAAACTCAGTGTTTCATAGACAGTCTGTGTACCAGCGCCTGATGTTGATACAACAACCTCGCCCTCATACTGACCGGCGTCTATACCATCAAGAACTCCGCCGGAGAAATCAAATTGTACTTTACCGTCTGTACCTGTGTTAACTAGGCTGCAGTTAATCGTGCTAAGTAAAGTGCTAGTGTTGGCTTTACGGAAACGAACAGATACAGTCACAGATGCCGGTGATAAGTCATACGGGCTATCAGTAGACTCATCAGTAAGCGTGAGAATGATTACTGGTTTTGAGTCACCTTTAACAAGTCTAATTGTATCTGCCATATTTCACCTCACGCAAATCTTTGGTTCTGTACACGCATAGAGCCTCTGCCTGTACCTAAGTTAGCTCTAGCCCTGCGCTCTGATAGTTTGTAGGCAAACTGTTTTGCGTGGTATGACGCTAGCTCTCTATCACTCCATGTGCGGTCTGGTAACACCAAAAGATGCTGCAACGCCCCGTGCATAATTACATTTTCTAAATCATCTAGAGCTGTTTTATCCATCTCTTCTGCTGTGCGTAGAGGCTTAAGAGCTACAATCATACGCACATCATAGTTGACATTACCGTCTGGAACTGGTGCTACAGCAAAATTATCTGGGTCTATAGATGTTATATATCTAGGAGTCGCATGCTCATCTGATGATACATATGGCCACTTGGGGTATACATCGTGTAGCTGCTCTAAAGAAATTGGGGCTAGTTTCTCCCCATTTACCGTAGCAGTTAAGATGGCATGCACCTCGGAAAAATCTGGTGGGTCATACGCATAATCATGCCCGCCTGGATTAAGTCGTATCTGAGGTTGCTCATAGCGCCACGCTAGGGTGCGCTCACACGCCTCTATGGCTGCATCCCGTACATACTGCTCTACAACTACGTTAGGGGCACCAGGGACGCTTGGAGCGAGCCTAGTGACGATTTCTCTAAAAGCACGGTTTGGCATTATACAACATCCTCCTCTTGCAATCCGCCACGCTCAGGATCAGTAATCGAGCGGGCCTGTGCGGCAACACCTAAGGACTGAGTAAAGGATTGCTGGAACAACTGTGCACGTTGAGAGTTTACATGCTCGTTATCAACAGACTCCGCTAAAAACACTGTAGCATCAACTACTGCAGGAAAATAGGCATCCGGCAGTAAAGCAACAGTTTGAGTGCCTGTATATACAGCAGGAGTCTTAGAATACTCACCTATCAGAATCTGACCGACAGGAGCTTTAGGGTATATAAAAAATTTATTAGGGTTACGGACATGTCGCATAAAGTTTACAGCAGGCCCCGCAGTGTCGTTCATCCATGTTGGGTACGCTTGATCCAAAGCCTCACGGTTTGTTTCAATAATCCCATCTCCGTTTTTTACAGAGTAGATTTCAATCAGGCGTATAGAGTCGATTGGCGCGGACTGAACAACAGCGCCATCCGTGCAAGGTATTTCTTCGATGGAAGCAAAAAGATCAGGGCGCAACATAGCTATACGTTTTAGACCCTGATTAGCAAAGCCCAACAATACATCATCACTATAACGATACGGTATATTCGTATCTTGTATGATGCGCCTAACCTCTATGATTACATCATCTAAGATCATTTTTTAACCCACGCTTCGTTTTCTGGTGTGTCTGGATCATCAGACATAAAGTGCCCGTTATCATCACGCGCACGAACCAATCCTCTAGTCGCCTCATCTGCAAGCTCTGGCGGAGTATTATCTGGCTCCTCAGGCACTTCAGTTTCCAAAGCTACTTTAGACTTGCGCCCTTTTTGTTTCTTTGGGATAAATTTTTCTGGGAACGCCTGTTCCTCAGTAACTTCTACAGTCTTAGGGTTATCGGCTAGGATCTCGTCCCACTCGTAAATTTCACCATCAGCTGTATTTTTAAGCCATCGTCCACTCATAATAGTCTCCTTACGCTTTCCAGTTAACTCGTTTAGACGAGCCTTTTTTCTTCATTGCGGCCTTCGCTGCTGCAGTTTTACACTGCGCCATAGTCGGGCGGCACGCAGGGTATCCCCTCTTACTATCACTTTTTGACCCACTTCGTCCACAAGGTTTACCTGTCTTGCAGTCAACCCAGCCTTTGCCGTCGTTCTGGCTAAACCATTTTCGTAGGGATGCACCCTTCTTACTTTTTCTTACTGCCACTTTTATTACCCCAGTTTGCGGCACCTACTTTTCTACATTTAGCCAAAGCGCCCGATGCGTACGCGCTGGGCCAAACTGAGTAGCGGGCCTTTACTTTATAATAACAAGCGTCTTTTTTAGCTTTTGCTTTTGGAGCTGCCATCTTATCACCACTTTTTACAAGACCAGTAGCGGGCGGTCATCTTCGAAGGGGGTCTGCTATCGCATCCATGCCTCGCACGAAAATTTTTGCGCCGTCCTGGCTGATCTTTTTTAATAGTCATATTAGCATCGCCGAAGCGAATAATTTTTTCTTTACCATTTTGACACGCTTTAACCACAAATTTTTTACCACCGGAAACCTGACGTTTCGGTTTGTTACAAGCCATCTTGGACTTATCAATCTGCTTAGCCATATGCGCCTCCTAGGTAGAGAAGGGGGCCGAAGCCCCCAACTCACTTTAGTTTACGAACAATCAACCATCACAGCTGTAAGTTTCATAACTGCTGTATCAGCGGCGTTGACTGTAACAACGTCGATTGTATCAGCAGCAGTGTAATACTTACCCTGCTCAAAGGCATCAGTTCCGGCGACAGAGATATATGCTGCAGCAGCATTACCATTTACGCCGTCAAGGTAGCCATCTGGGTTATCGCCATCACCAACATCAAGTGTAAGTGTTCCGCCCTCAGCAGTAGTAACCTCAAGCGCCACATGTGTGACCAAGGTTTTTGCTGGAACTTTAATAACTTCCAAGATGTCAGCTGCACCTAATGCAGTCAAACCAGCTGCGGCGCGAGCCGTAGTGATTGCTGCAAAGTCCAGATCTACAGTTATGGATGAAACTCGGTTAATACCTGCAGCTACGTGCGCGGCACCAGTACCTAAGTTATATCCTTTACCATCGTTATAAGTAGCCATTATCAAGCCCTCCTATTAAAGCGTTATAATAGCGGTTGAGAGCGCTTCAGGCTTCACCACTTGGTAACCATATACTTGCAGGCCACGAATGATGTTACCAAAAGTTGTCTCAGACCGGATGGTTTCCATGTTTGTCATCTGTGATGCAAACGTAAAGCCCATCTTGTGACCACCAATTACGCTGAACTCACCGCCTGCAGTTTTCTTCAGGTTATGAGAAACGTAAAGGGTGAAACGATCAATCGTGCCGAGGCGACCATTCCGTAGAGGAGATGATCCATCACCGGTGATAGATGCGTCTTTAAGGTCAGACTGCTTGATATAGCCAGCCATCTTAGCAGGGATAACCATGAAGCGATCCTGCTCAGGAGCATTAGCTTCGTCAAGTACGGTACCCATGTTGATGATGGTATCAATGACGTTAGAGCTTGTGATAGCAACAGGAGTACCTGCTACACCCAAGTTGATGTCGCCAGAGATGCGGCCAGCTGTTGAGCCTTTGTTAAGTGCGCTAACGTCAGGCAACAGGTCTGTCAGAACACGCTGGTCAATCTTGATCTTCATCTGCTCGGAAGCGTCCTTAGACCACATATCCATCAATGCGATGTCAGACTGAACCTGATCAACGTCGTCTTCAACACAAGCGAAGTATTCGCCTTTGTCAATTACGAGCTGCAGCTTCGCTTTGTCAGGGTTTTCGACTGAAAGAGTCTGGCCCTTAACGTAGGTTTTGATGGTGATTTCTGGAGTGGAACGGATGTTAACCGTGTCACCCATGTTGCGGATTTCACCTTCGTAGTCAGTGTTAGAGATTGCGGATAGGACAGTCGCATCGTAGAAATTCTCGATGAGTTTGCCCGACCAAATCTCGGGGATAAAGTTGCCCGTGTAGTCCGGACGACCTGAAGATACTGCAAAAGCCATGTTAGCCTCCTATAAGTTATGCAGTGACAATTCGACCTTCTCTCTGTGCTGAGAAAATGTCGCGTTCTATTCGGCCACGTTCTTCTTCCCGACCTTTGTACTTACCTTTACGCACAGCATCAAAGAAACCTTCGATGTCTGCTGGTGAGTATGTTTGGCCTTCAGATGGCATAGTATTAGTCCCTGAGCGACCTCGCCCTGGGGATACCTGCTTCTCTAATTGGTCAGAAGGAACCTTCCGATTGGTTTGAGCAACTGGTGTACCGTTAGCCTCTTGCCACGACCTAAAGAACTGCGCCACACGGTTAGAATCTAGATTCTGCTGAGCATCTTCTAGATATGTCTGGCGAGAAATACCTGTAAGTGGGTCAACATCTAACAGCCAAGATTGAAAATCTCCGTTGTTATTGATGTCCTGCCATTCAGGTACAATAGTGGAAAGTCTAGCCCAAAACGTCTGAGTTGCTGATTCGGCCTGTGCGTGTGAGATCTGATTCATCTGCGGTACCACGCTGGTCTGCATCTGCATTACCTGTTGCTCTAGCTGAGACACACGATTATTGGCTTGCGCCACTTCTTCTCGTGCTGCACGCCGCATAACATCAATAGAATCGCCGTACTCCTGAACATCCTTATCTGTAATCAACGGATCGCTAGATACAGGTTGCGCAGCAGGCTGGTTATTCAATGAGCTAAGTAGCTGCTCCATTTGAGTAACACGGGATGATAACTCTCGGTTCTCCGCTTTCATACGAGGAACTTCTGCATTATACATACCCTGCAGTGTTTTGTACTTTTGTTCCCAAGAATCCTTGGTTTGGTTGTCTGACTCACCGTGCTCTTTGGCTACAGACTGAGGTGCTTGTTCTTCTACACTGTCGGCTACAACTTCCCGTACAGGCGACTCACCGTCGTTAGCTGCGGCCTCGGGTGCATCACCCTGTGCCTCAACCTCTCCGTTAAGTTCCTTGTATAGTTCTTGTACTGCCTCAGATTGCATTTGAACTTGCTTTGGTATTGCCATGTTGGACGCTCCTATCGGTGTGCGTAATTATCAGCTGTCATTATGACTTTGCCGCTATTTCAGGGGACTCATTCACGAACTTAGAAAGCTCTGTAAGAACCTGACACCGCCCCTGTGCAAGTGCCACGCTCTGTGATGCGACGCTAGGTAGCTGCTCTAACTCGTGCTGACGCCATTCCGCTAGCCATGTAGCTAGTGCCGGATATTGCCGTACAGACGCGGCTAGTGCCTTAGTAACTTCAGGAGTAGGCCGGATCATCCTGCTGCTCCTGTGTCGCGGTTACTAACTGTGTTCGCATCCTGCCCGCCCTTAGGGGTTCCGTCAGGCAACGTCGGTGTGCCGCCGCCAGCAGGCTGTTCGGCCTTAGCGGCCTCCAACTGCATTTTAGCTGACATCCGATTCATGTAGCCTTCCTTTTCCCTAGATGGGATGATGTCGTCCACAGGCATTTGCAACCCTTTAGCCACTTCACGAAGAATCGCTGAGCGGCCTTCTTTACCAACGATTTCCATGTCGATCTCGTTGGCGGTTGCGTTAAGAAATTCAAGACGGCGAATGTTAACAGTCTCTTTAACTGCAAGGTTGATCGAGCCTTTAGGCATGATCTCAACATCACCTTTAATAGTTTCATCTTCGTCATACCGCATATTATAAACAAACTGGCGGTGTACGATTGGTTTGATCACATCACTGTCGATGTGCATAACAACTTGGCGGATACCTTTACCGGCTGCGCCCATAAGCATAGACAGGCCAGACGAAGTACGTCCCGCCCCCTGGACGTTAAGGTCGCCATACACATAGGAAGGTATTCCTGAATGATCGTCAGCTAGCTTACTAAACTTATCATATACGCCCAGTAGCGTGTTTGCGTTGTCATCGGGCTGTGTAAATCTAACTGCAGGTGCGCTTGACCCCAGCGGGTCATTCATTACTTGCCAGATTTTCCACGGATGAAGTTGAGTGATGTCTTCATTCGGCGGGATACGCTCAAGATTAACCTCAACTTGAGGCCCACTAGAGATACCCATATTGTTAACCAAAGCACGCGCAGCCGCGTTGCAGACGCTCTGTATATCTTCAATAATTTCTGGTATGCCGCTGCCCCAGAATGCGCCAGGGCGCTTAATAAACGATGTTTTAGCATAAGGCTTTTCCCCTAGTGGGTCGTAGTTAAGGATAGCCTTGATGACATAGTTACCCACAATCCAGACGTTAGCATCGTATTCACGGTGCTTATCTTCGATCTCTTCTTCATCAAGACCCCATTCAATAAGCATCTTGCCGGTTACTTTACCCCAAAACTCTAGGGCGTCGAATGTTTCGGTAGGCTTATTAAATGAGTGGAACTTGCGTTCTTCTTCGTCTTTAGTTAGCTCAACATCTTCGTTAATCCAGCTTGAGCCGTTGCCAATGTCCAGTACCTTGCGTATAGCATCGTCGTCGTACCCAGGTACGCCAACAAGATCAGCTAGCTCTGTACGGCTTAGAGGGTGGTGTTCAAAGATATACCCCTCATTTACTGTAGAAATTCCTGGCTCTGGGTAAATCCTAAAGGGGTCAACCCGCTCAAACTCAGGAGCAATAACTTCAGTTGCTTCAACAATAGTCTTACCGTCAGCGCCTTTAGTCCAGCCTAGCTTACGCTGTCTGCGAACAACTGGCCCTTTAACAAAAGCACATGGGTAAGTTACTAAATCAGTAATAAATTCATTAAACGAATCAGCCCAGCCGCCTTGTGCAAACTGGTCTGCAATCTTAATAGTCATCTTCTGAGCGCGATTATCTGCAGCTTCAAGCAGCTTAAATCTGTACTCTTGGCCTACCATCTCTTTTAGCTCGACCATTTCGTCGGCGTTTGGCGCTCTACCCTCGTTCTCAACAATACGTGTGACTACAGCTGCAAAAGCGTTTTGTAGTTCCATAGTCTGATCAGGAGATAAATCTGGGATAGGTGTAGGGTTTAGCCCCCAAGGAGGTGTTCCGGTATCAAGTAGGATATCACGAAGCCAGCTCTCTGCCGCACGGCATTTAACTTCTGTAACACCCATATAGATGTCAGAACCGCCCTGTTCGTGGATATCGCGCAGTTTATCTGCTTCGTATTTGCCGTTACGCTGCCTCAATCCGCGAAGCATAATATACTCAATAGGTTTTTTAGCTTGGCGTGCTGCGTCCCAGCAATGGCGTAGGTGCCCTGCAAGGCCTAGAACCACAGAATCATTCTGGCGGGCAGCAAGTTCTTTGTCT